TGCTCATACATGAACTTGATCTTCTCTTTGAACTTCTTTACCCAAAAGTCTGGATCTTTGCTTCTTGCTTCGGAGCCAAGTATCTGGCAGAAAGCGCGGTACTCTTCTGGATTTTTATCCTTAGAGTATCCTCGCTTCTCTGCCTCATCCTTAAGTGCCTGAGCAAAGGGCAGGATTACAGGAGTATATCCTTCATTGTAGGCATACTCACTTAGCCATTTGGCTAGAGTGGTTTTGCCCACACGGGCCTGACCACCGATCATTATTATCAGCATGGAGACTCTCCCATAATTCTTGAGGACTAAAGAGATTGGGAACATCCCAACCTTTAAATTTTAAATAATCACAAATAAAAGTTACACAACTTGATGGTCGTTGCATACCAACGAAGCGACCAAAGAGCTGATAGAAAATCATAGTCTTTGAGTTTGGTTTTGGATAAGAGTATGCAAATTGCATATCCTTTGTATTCATCTCCAACTCTCCGACATTAAACTCGTAGTATTTCTCTATTCCCAACTCTTGTAGTAGCCCCAACTTTAGGGCGCGAATCTTTTGTCCATCAACAACAATATAAGCAAATGGTTCTGTTAAATCGAACTCAAGATGAGCATGAGTATGATAGCTCCAAGATAGTAGCCGAATGAAGTAGTAACGCCAGCCTTGTAATTTTTTGAAGTCGTAGAAACAGATTCTCGCATTAACTCTCATAGAAGATGGGCATCCCTAGATAAGTGGCTAGTGAATGCTCAACTCTAGCTCCTTCGGAATGCTCCCATCCATGAAGCATTACCATTGCATTGCAGTCTAGAATAGCATTCAGATCCCTCTTCATGCATGATCGTAGGTGTTCCTTGGAATCGACCGCTGTTGATGGGTCGAATCCCTCGTCCTCATCCATACGGGCTGGATTGTGAATCTTCCCAATCATCGGATTCTTCTGCCACTTCTTCTCAGCATTATAGAAAGCATCAAAGTTATGGTTTGGATAGCCGCGCATCGGACCAGCAATATACATAGTAAGTGAACTCATGTTACTCCTTAGTGGGTTTCTGCCCAATTAGTGCCGACACGATACTCGGCATCAATACGAATGTTAAGTTTAAGCATTTCTCCAGCAGTCGTTGCAGCCTGTGTGACTGCCTTGCCGAAACTATCGGCACAAGACTTGGGACAAGAGTACTGCAATTCGTCATGGATGTAGGCGAGCTGGCTTGCCCTGTATTGAGCCGCAGCCTTGCTCGCCTCAGCCATCCAGTACTTCGATACGACCGCTCCTGAGCCTTGCAGGAGCGTATTCAGGGCAGCGTGTTCGCTGCGGACTGGAACCTGTCTGCCATCGGGTAGACGAACCTTTCCTGTCTTGACAGTCTCAAACCTGACGGCATCCTGTACCTTGGCAAGTGCAGGGATTTCCTTCTGGAAACGCTCACGCAGCTTACGAGCGGCATCAACGGAGCAGTCGCATACCATAGCAATCTTCTTGTCTCCTGCGCCATATAGATAGGCGTAGATGAATGACTTGGCAAGCGATCTAGTCGCAAGACCAGCAGCTTGTTGATTGTGGGTATGAATGTCTCCGGTAAGGAGAACCTTGGCATACTCACCGTTGTCATACTTAGCCATGAAGTGAGCAAGCATACGCAACTCAAGACCTGACAAGTCAGCACCGACAACGACATCTCCGGGGTCTGCAATCCACAACTCTCTTGCACGATGATCGCCACTTACCTGAGCAATGTTAGGTTGGCTATGTGTGCAACGACCAGTAGCAGCACCCTGAGCATTGATGCCCCCGTGAATGCGGTGATCTCTGCTTGTGTTTGCTCTGGTGTTCCAATCCTCAACCATACCCATAAGCTTGACATTGTTGAAATACTCAGTCAGCTTTTTTGCCTCGGGATACTCAAGGGTAGCAAGCACTGCTTCGTCTACCTTTGGATTACCCTTGTCTGTCAGGGGTGGCTCCCATCCATACTTCTCGTTAAGACGGGAAGCAATCTGCTGTCGGCTACCGGGATTGAAAGTTTCAATCTTGTCCTTTAGACGCTTGCCTGTCTTTTCCGAATGGCGAATGATAATCTTGTCAGGAAAGATCTGACGCATCTCGTCCTCAATGCCAAGTTTTTCCAGCATAAGGTCTTGATACAACTTCTCTCCTGCATCACGGTCGTAATTAAATCCATGCTCTACTTGCTCCATTAGTATCTCGGATACTTGACTCTCAAAGCGAACCAAGTCCTTGTTCTTAGTGATGAATGGCTTCTGTGCATTGTAGATTGCCATACCTAGTCTGGCATCCTGCAAGCAGTAAGTACCCATCTCGTCTGAGTACTGCGCCCATCCACCTGTGTAATCCATCTTGGGGAACTTGAGATACTTGCCCCAAGAAGCCAGAGAGTTATCACCTAGTGGGTGATTGTTAATGTCTGGATGCATCAACTTGCTGATAACGAGCGTATCAACAATGCACTTCGGTCGCGCCATCCCGTACAGCCTACGCATTACGGGAAAATCGTAGCCCCAGATATTGTGTCCGATAATCACGGGCATCTCACTGAGGTACTTGATCAGATCTTTCATCTGATGTTCTAGCCAAAGGATCGGATCTTCGTCATTGACCTTGGTAGCGGCGCATAGAACTCTAGTCGCTTCTGTATATGGCTTACCCTTGCTGTCAAGGATAAGCTCACCCAATCCGTTACCTTCGATGTCAAGGACGCATACCTTCATTTAGTTCTCCTCTGGTTCAAAGACTAGTGAGCCATCCTCAGCTACGGCAAAGCCGATCTCCTTGAGGCGACCAGTAGTATGATCATAAAACAGCGTAGCAGCAATACCAGCCCGACCTGTCAGGCGATTCTTGAGTACGCGAACAATTGTAGTATTGGCAATCTTGTGGTCTGCATTCTGACGATCACGCTCAAGAGCAACGACCGTATTAGGTACACTAGCCAAAGCACCGGAGCCTCGTAGATCCTGCAGAGTAATGCGGTCGCCTTCCTCATATGCTTTCTCCGACTTCTTCAGCTGAGATACGATGTCGATGTGGACACCTGTACGAACAGCCAATGCTCTTAGTTCCTTCATCAATGTGTCAATGATGATTCGTTCTGAACCACCACCCTCAACATCCTTGTCATGCATTCCCATTAGACCAGCCGCAGCAGCGGTGATGTGATCAAGCACGATGACCTGAACACCAAGGGACACAGCCATGAACTCCATACGAGCAAGCAGATTCTGCATGGCATTATTGCCAAGGTGATCATAGATGTAGAAGCTAGTCTCGCTGAGCTTGCGCTTGGCGGTATAGTACTCTTCATCGGTAAGATCATCAATCATCTGCATGTGAATGGGATTCTTGCCCATCTGCACACGGAGATCATTCATCATGCGGCATGCACGAATAGCACGGACAGGCTTGTTAAGCATGAGGCTGATCATGTCATCCATTGTCTCCTGTGGAGATTCCTCAAGCATGATGCAGCCTACGCTGCGACCTTCGGAAAGGTGGTGCATCATCAGTTCACGCAGGATAGTAGACTTGCCTGAGCCTGTGCCGGATGCCCATAGGGTAATCTCGCCACCACGCTGTCCGATAAGAAACTCAGAGAGTCCGTCATAGGGGAAGGGATAAACCTTCGTAGCAGTGATTGTCTCGGATGTATCCACGATCTTTGAGATATGCAGGATCTCATCCGGAGAGTACTGGTGCGCTTCCCAGATAGCAGACACAAGCTGCTTTGTCTGGGCATTGACAAGACACTCATTGGCATCCTTGTAGGGAAGCTTGGCAATCTTGCACTTGCCCGGAGGCAATAGCTCAGCCACTTCGTTAGCAGCCTTGATACCCGGATCATCCATGTCAAAGCAAAGGACAACCTCTGCATATGAATTGATGAACTCAAGATTATCTCGGATAGACTTGGCAGCAGACTGCGCTCCATTAGGAATGGATACGACAGGCCATGTACCGCCAAGTACCTGATTGACAGTCATGCAGTCGATCTCACCCTCGGTAATGACCAGACGCTTGCCACCATTCTTCCATAGGTTCTGTCCAAAAAGCTCAGCACCCTTTGCCGATCCCTTCCAAGCAAACTGCTTGTTAGGACCACGGAGATGCTGACCTAGCAACTCGCCATTCTGATAATAATTGGCGACATGAACCTCCTTGCCGTTTACCTTGGCTACCTGATAGCCATAGAGTCGGCAAGTCTTTTCCGTAATACCACGATCCTCAAGATCAATGTAAGAGCCAGCGATAGGCTTGAACTCCTTAGTCTGCATCGTAGTCGTTTCATCTAGCATCTCTTTTCCTTTTGTGTTACGGTGATAGTTGCACTTGAAACAATACACATGGTCATCATAGACCGCGAGATTGTCTCCGCTACGGTCTTCACCTTTAGATGTACAGCGGGGGCATTCGGTTTTCTTTTGGAACAGACTCATTCATCACCAGTTCTCTTCGTTGTAGGTAACACCCTTGCTCACTGCAATGGTGCGGACAATCTTCAGAAGCAACTCATCAGACATACTGAAGGCAACCACCGGAGTATCCTCACGGGTACGGAAACCGTCAGTATGCGGAGTCTCGGAGATAATAAAGTAAGCAGTAGGAGACTCAGTTGGGAACTCAATCTTCATGTAGAGCTGCTTAGATGGCATGCAATCTCCACCACCAATAATCTCTGGACCACCACCAACTGGAAAGTTCATCTGCAACCACTCACTTGTATCTGCATTATTCATCATTCGTCTTTTCCTTTGCCCCAACCTAGTTCGTTGGGATATGGGTTCTTCATAGAACGAAATGCTACGGCAATTTCATTCCTTAAATTGTCACGCTGTTCAACCAGTTTAT